TTTACTCCAGACGCTGGCACTTTAGTTCGCCGTCTTACTAGAGTTTCTGGCACCGACCTGACGTTTATCGTCATCGCCGACGACTCAACTCCCGACGGTGTAAACGGTGCAGAACCCGCAACCTGGGCACGCGCCGACAACTTCGCTGCTTCAGGCATCGGTGGTGTCAAGGGTGAAGCTCTTTGGAACTTGGAAGAGCAGACCGCTATTCCAGAGATCGACCTTAAGGTAGATCAGGTCAGCGTAACCGCAATGACTCGCAAGCTAAAAGCTAAGTGGAGCCCTGAGCTTGCTCAGGATCTCAACGCTTATCATAACCTTGACGCAGAAGTTGAACTTACAAGCATCCTCTCTGAGCACATTGCTCTAGAGATTGACCAAGAGATTCTAAACGACCTCGTAAACGGTGCCACTGCTGGTACCCTTCACTGGTCACGTCGCTCTGGTCACTTCGTTGATCGTCAAAGTGGTGGCGCTGCTAGCGCCCAAGGCGACTTCACTGGTACCATCTCTGAATGGTATGAGACTCTACTAGAGACCATTAATGATCTCAGTGCCGTCATGCACCGTAAGACCCTCCGTGGTGGTGCTAACTTCCTAGTCTGCGGACCAGAAGTTGCAGGCATTCTAGAATTCACCAGCGGCTTCCGTGCCTCTGTTGAAGTAGACGCTGACAAGGGCACCTGGGGTGCCATGAAGGCTGGTTCACTAAGCAAGAAGATGGATGTATTCGTAGATCCTTACTTCCCTCGCGCATTGATCCTAGTCGGTCGCCGTGGTAGTGCATTCCTAGAGAGCGGTTATGTATACGCTCCTTATGTCCCACTACAGGTCACTCCCACCATCTTCGGAACCGAAGACTTCGTGCCACGTCGTGGCGTGATGACTCGCTACGCCAAGAAGATGGTCCTACCTGACTGCTACGGTCTAGTTGTTGTTCAGAACCTACTCGGTTAATCCCAAGTAAGTAAAGAACATTACTGGCATTAAGCTCCGCTTCGGCGGGGCTTTTTGCTTATTGGGGGTAAAATAAGAGATGAAAACAGAAGTCCTCCTTCCTGTTTGCCCAACTACTTATTAAGAGGCGCTTCGCCCGTATCTGATTTCAACATCTCGGGAAACATAATAAATGGGAATTAGCTTAGATCCAAAAAGCAACACAAGCACGGTAGTGTTGCCGGCAACAGGAACACATGCCGATGTCGTCGGCACATTAGCCTATGGGATATATAACTCAACTTCTTTCATTAGCGGTGCAGTAGACCAAGTTGCCTATGTTTATAATAAACTAGGAGGCAATGTTTTAAACCTAGAGATAACGCCTTCCAACGTTTACAACTCTTACGAAGAAGCGTGTTTAGAGTATTCGTATCTTCTAAACACTCATCAAGCCAAGAATGTTCTTTCGGATCTTCTCGGCGGGACAACAGGCAGCTTTGACGAAGACGGAGAGTTCGTAACGCCACAGACCAACGCAGCCCTTAAGCTTCCACGCTTTACATTCACCTATCCCCAGTTAGTGGCACAGGGTGTTTCGGCTGAAGCGAAAATGGGAGGAAACCAAAGAGTTTATTCAGCCTCTGTTGACATCGTAGCCGACCAACAGGATTACGATCTTCAGGAGGCAGTGTATGACGCATCTCTTGTTGCTGGTGCATCATTCTCTAACTCCGTCGGCAACAATAAAATATCAATTGACCAGTTGTTCTATAAAACACCCAGAGCAACCTGGCGCTTCTTCGGAGGCTCTGGTCCAATCGGCGCAGGTAACTTGTCAACCTATGGCATGTATGCTGACGATTCACAGTTTGAGTTGATCCCAGTATGGCAGAACCAACTTCAAGCCAATGCTTATGAACACGCTCTTAAGATCAGAACTTCTCACTATTCTTACGAACTCAAAAACAATCGCCTGCGTCTATACCCAACTCCAACTACAACCACACCAGATAAGATATGGTTCTATTTTAAGGTTGCTGAAGAAGCATATGCGGAGGAAGGTGATCGCAAATATGGTGCCGATGGCGTCAACAACATGAATGCCCTTCCTTTCCCTAACTTCCCTTATAACAAGATAAACAGTATCGGGAAGCAATGGATACGCCGCTTTGCTCTTTCTCTAGCCAAGGAGACATTGGGTCAGGTTCGCTCCAAACTAGCAACCATTCCAATCCCAGGGAGCGACGTTACACTAAACGGCTCAGCCCTAATCTCGGAAGCAAAAGAAGAACAACTAGCGCTAAGAGACGAACTTAAGGAAGTCTTTGACGAGTTGACATACCAGAAGCTCGCCGAAGGTGATGCTGAACTACACAACTCTACCCTTGATACCTTGACCAAGGTTCCTCACGGCATCTACGTCGGGTAATATAAATGGCTAAGAAAAACGAATGGTCACAGCCTGCTGCTCCGCCACCACCTTTGTTTACGGGGCAAAAGGAAAAAGACCTAGTAAAACAGATTAATGACGAAGTAATAGAGACCGTCGTCGGTCAGGCTGTGCTTTATTATTCTATTGACCTAGAGAAGACAGATTATCATAAACTCTACGGAGAGGCAATAAAGAAGACTTTTCTTCCTCCCATCCGTGTCTACGCCATGGTTGAATGGAATGATTCCACTACAACAATAGCCGACCGCTTCGGCGTAGACAGATACAGCACCTTGGTCGTCCGCTTCCATCGCAGACGCCTAGTAGAAGACCAAGACATCTATATACGCCATGGCGACTTCCTCTGTTTTGATGAGAAGTTCTATGAGATAACAGAAATCAAACAGCCTAAGCTACTCTTCGGTCAGGGTTCATCAAAGTTTGAGATAGAAGTAACATGTCGTAAGGCTCGCGAGGGATTGTTTGATGCCAGTTAGAACCAAACCAAATGAACAACTGGTATCCAGAGTTCCGCTATTACCTTCTACCCTAGAAGATATTGATTTCGCGATGTATAATCACGTCAACGACAAGATGAACATCCACTGCGACACGAATAAGGGCTTTAAGAAGATCCCAGTCATCTTCGCCACAGCAGACCGAGCATTCCACGCTAAAAACAACAAGGACGCCCACGACGTTCACAACAACATCATCTATCCTGTAATATCAATAGAACGCACCAGCATTACAAAAGACGTAAGTAAGCGAGGCATATTAGCGCCTGGGATCAACGTCCCCGCAGTAAGAGATGCTATGGGTGGTTCTATTACTGTAGCACGAAGAGTTCAACAAGTCAAGACAAGAGACAGAGCCAACGCCGACAGCATCAGAAAATCGGCAACTAAAACAGATAAAAATAGACAAACCTTTCCAAGAGAGAATACGAAGGTCGTTTATGAAGTCGCAACCATCCCAATCCCCGTCTATCTTGATATTGAATACCAGATAAAGATCAAGACCGAATACATCCAACAAATGAATGAAGCGACTGTTCCGTTCATGGCAAACACAGGAGCCCAGCATACATTCTTTATAGAACATGAGGGTCACAGATACGAATCATTTATCCAACCTGACTTCTCACAGGAGAACAATGCCACGGACCTCGGCACAGAAGATGAAAGGATGTTTGAGACGACAGTCACAATAAAAGTATTAGGTCATATTATTGGTGCTGACAAGAATGAAGAGCAGCCCACAGCAGTGTTCAGAGAGACAGCGGCAGAAATAAAACTACCTAGAGAAAGAACAATGACCCAAGATGAGGTTCAGTTTCATATAGATGAGAAGAATAAGTTCAGACCCTAATATAGTTTGGAGTTTGGAAAATACACATACTATTTATTTAGTAAAGGTACAATCCTGATTTAAGGGGTTGTGTCGGACAAAGCTTTAAGCGATTCACAGGAGAACATAAATAAATGGCGAACAATAGATTTAAGTTTGTGTCACCCGGAGTATTCATCAATGAGATTGATAACTCACAACTTCCACAGACTCCCGCAGCAACTGGTCCACTAGTTATCGGCAGAGCACGCAGAGGTCCTGCGATGCAGCCTGTAACTGTATCATCTTTTTCTGAATTTGTTGAAGTATTCGGCGAGCCACTGGCTGGCGGCGAGACTGGAGACATCTGGAGAGACGGCAACAAGACCGCTCCAACATTCGGCGTCTTTGCTGCTCAAGCATGGCTAAAAAACAACCCAACTCTAACATTCGTTCGCCTTCTAGGTCGTCAGCACCCTGACGCTAGTGATGGCGGCGCTGCTTCCGCAGGCTGGACTGTCGGCGATGCCGATGACAGCCTTGCCGCTGACGGCGCAGGTGCTTGGGGGCTGATGGTATTTCCATCTTCTTCTGCTGCATCTGTCACCGGCACTCTTGCTGGCGTCTTCTACTGCAATGAAGGTCGTGTTCTTCTTTCCGGCTCTAACCGAGACGGCGCTGCTGTTCAAGCAGGCTGCACGATGATTCAGTCAGACTCTAATGGCAAGTTCACTGCCGCTGTCATTGATAGCGCTGGCGCAACAATTGACAAGATGCAGTTTAACTTCAATCCAAGTTCGGCTCGCGGCATGCGTAAGGTGTTTAACACCAATCCAACCTTGGTTAACAGTGCAATCTCAGCCGGGACTAAGACTTACTTCTTGGGTGAGAGCTATGAGCGCAACGTAAGCAGCACTTACCTCAAAACTGGCGCAGGTGTTGCTTATAGTTCTGCTCCTCTCGTCGGTATGATGGTCCCAATGGTCGGCTCGGGCTCGGTTCAAGGCGGCGACCATCGCCAAGACGGGCAAAAGGGCGGAACAGGCTGGTTCATCTCACAAGATCTTAGTTCTAACTTCTCTGCCTATGAGCCAGAGAACATGCAGAAGTTATTCCGACTTGAAGCCCTCTCAATCGGCGAAGATTTACAGAAAAGTTATAAGGTCTCTATCTCAAACGTTAAAGCCCCCGTCGGTGAGGCTAACCCATACGGCTCATTCTCGGTTGTTATTCGCAAGATTAACGACACCGACAATCGCCCTGTCGTAGTTGAGCGCTTTGACAACCTAAACCTCAATCCAGCGTCTGAAGGATATATTTCCAAGAAGATCGGTGATCGCTACGAAGAGTTTGATGCAGCTAGTCGCACAAACACAATCAGAGGCTCTTACGCCAACCGTTCAAACCTTATCCGCGTAGAAGTAGATGAAGATGTCGCCCGCGGCGCAACAGATACAAGTCTCTTGCCCTTCGGCGTATTCGGTCCCTCAAAACCACGCGATGTGCTCTACACGTCTGGCTCGCTCGGACTAAAAGATTACGCGAGCGTCGTCTCTGCTGTTGGTGCAGTAAGCACATTCACAGGGCACCACACGGGTAGTTATAATGCCAATGGTGGTCACGATAGCGGTGATATAACCTTTGATGTTGGTGCTGCCGCCCTCAGTGCAAGTATTAAAATGCCAGAAGTGGCTCTAAGAGCCGCTGCTAACGCAGGTTCAGCATCAAGCACGAAAAATGTCTATTGGGGAGCCTACACAGGTCGCTCATCTTCTGACTCTAAGTTTGATGCACAGGTGGTTGACTACCTAAGAGCACCCGCCCAGGCAATGCCCCTTACTGCGACTGATGTTGCTGCGGCTTCTGATGTTGCACAACGCACCGCTCAACCACTAGTTACATCTTGGGTCTTCTCCCTAGATGATGTTGTCTACAGCGCTACGAGCACCATGGCTGCTACTTATGCCCGCGGCGCTCGCGCTGCCGAGACAGCATACAACTCCCGCGGCGCAGGCGAGCAAGACTACAAGGAAGTTCTCTCCGCAGGCTTCAATCAGTTCTCAACTGTTTTCCACGGCGGTTCAGACGGACTAGACATTCTAGAGCGTGAGCCTTTCGCCAACCGAAATATCGGCACAGATGAAACATTAAACTATGAACTGCACTCTATTAAAAGAGCCATTGATATTTGCTCTGACGCAGAACAGGTTCAGTTTAACATCGCCACTATCCCAGGCGTAACCAAGCCAGCAGTAACAAATCACTTGCTCGCCACCGTTGAAGACCGAGGCGACGCA